GTTTCCCATCCTTCTGACTTATAGTCTAAATAATGGGGGATGATGCAGGTGATTTCAGAACCAAAGTCATCCTTGGAATAATTGCAGTATCTTGTGGATTCCTGACAGTAGGATGCAATTCTGTGTCTGACAATCTCATGACTGACACCCCTGTCAACCACAAACTTCACTGTGACAGAAGCATGTTCAAGGACTGCTTCATGACCCCTTTTGATAATTCCTGCAACAAACTTTTCTGCACTGCCTTCTTCAATTTTGCCTTCTGACTTATAGCAAACCCTTCCACATCTTTCAATCTTGTTCAGGATTTCCTGTCCATTGACATCACCATAAATCTGTGTATATGCTCTAATTGCCTGCATTACTTTTCACCTATCCTTTCAAAAGTTCTATTGATTTTCTGTTTCATTACTTCAAGCACTTCTTCATCACATGCAAGAAGGAAGATGACCTGATCAAGAACCAGTTTCACATCTGCCAATTCTTCCACCAGGTTCTGTTCCACTGTGCTTCTTTTGTAGTCAGGAACAGGTTGACCCTGACCATTGATTCTGAAATACTTGCAAATTGCCTGTGTCAGTTCAGACATTTCTTCAATCAACTGCTGCAACTGACATTCAAGTCCATAGTGGTCTGCAATTTTGAACCTTGGATCATTTCTGATCATCTGTTGCAGCATTCTTGTATAGTTGGATGCTTTGTCCAAGTCTTCTTGACCATTCTTCAATTCATGTCTGTATTGGTATTTGTAGGAATTCAGTTCACAAAAGGCTTCTGTCTTTTCATGACCAAACTTGTCCACCATTTCTTCAATACATTCTTTTCTTCCTGGGATGTTGTAATGACCAGGATGAATCACATTTGACAATTGTTTCACCTGCTTTCTAATTGATCCATTTTATAATTGGATTGCCTGAAAAACCTTTTTCCCATACAAACCAGGCATAAGCAACTGCACTGGACTGAATCTTTTCAAAGTCACCATTCATTGCACACAATAGTCTTGAAGAACTGACATAAACAACTTTTGGTGGATTGTTCAGGAAGAACTGCTTTCTTGCTTTTCCTTCAAGGAATTGCAGTTTCAGAAACATTGCAACCTTTCTTCCTGGTTGAACAAATTCCAGTGCAAATTTGTATGGTGGATTTGTTATGATGTCACCTTCAAAATCATCAAGGGTTTCTTGAAGGAAATCCATTGGTTCAGTGTCACCATAACCACGATAAATCAAATCAGTTGCAATGACTTCATGTCCTGCCTTTTCAAGAACCTTTGCAAGATGACCTTCACCACATGCACATTCCCAAACAACAGGTGCAAACTGTTCTTCTTCAAGCAGAAGTTCCATTGCTTTTGGTTCAGTTGCATAGTAGTCATGTTCATGTCTTTCAGATTCTGTGTGGTTAGAAGCACCCAAAGTTTTATAAATACTGTTTTGATTACCTGTCCAATCTCTACTTTGCTGCTCTCTCTCTCTCTCTCTCTCTCTCTCTCTCTCTCTCTCTGCTATGTGTTTCATACATTAAAGTTTCACCCCTTTCCAATCAAATTCAGCACCACATTTGGAACACTTTTGTGGTTTATACTTTTCAGGATTTCTGACCATAGGAAAATGAATTGCTTCTTTGCAATTTGGACAACCAAGATAAAAGTCACCCATGAAGTCATCTTGTATCATTTCAGGTTTCACCATCCTGACCACCTTCCTTTCTTGTATCATCCAAAGATACATTGAAATCAAAAAATTTTGGAAGCATCACTTCAAACATTGCTTCAAAAATTGCAACAGGAATGGAATTGCCTGCTTGATGATACAAAGTTCTGTTCATCTTGTTGTCTTCAACCTGACAAGTGGATTCTGCTGCAAAGAAATCTTCATCTGAATATCCTTGTAATCTCCAACATTCCAGTTCAGTCAAATATCTGTATTTCCCACCGCCCAAATCAATGACCTGTGCAGGTGTTCTGTCCTGTCTTGTTGTGATGGTGTTTGCAAAATCCTTGATGATAGTTGCCCTTCTGATTCCCTTTGCACCTATAACAGAATAGACACTTGGTTGTGTTACCATGTAACAATCAGAAACTTCTTTTTCCAGGAACAACTGAATGTCTTTCATAGGTTTCTTTTGCATTAGGTCAAAATCAAATGCTTCATCATTCAAAACTGAAACTGTGAAAACCCTTTGTCTTGCCTGGGGAAGTCCAAAATCCCTTGCATCCAAAACCGCATGATTGCTTGTATATCCCAAGTTTTCCATGTACTGAATGTATTTGTTGAAATTATGAACCATGTGCTTTGAAAGAACATTTTTGACATTTTCCCAAATCACAATTTTAGGTTTCCATTCACCCATCTGTTCAATGATGTGAACAGTTTCCCACATTAGGGAAGACCTTGTTCCTGAACCTTCATCAGCACCTTTGCCCTTGTTGATCCTTCCTTCTGCTGCTGTTGCTTTTCCTTGGTGTCCTGCAATGCTGAAATCTTGACATGGACTTCCATGAATTAGGATGTCAGGTTTCAAGTTCCATCCAACAACAGTCTGTGTCTTATATGCCAATTCATCAGCAAACATTGCATTGTAGGATCTGACAGCCTTTTCATCAATTTCAACATAGTCAATTGACTTGACTGGAACACCAAGGTTCTTCATTGCAACCCTGGGTGAACCAATTCCACCAAACAGTTCCAAAATCTGAATTGTTTCCTTCATTGATTCACCCCTTTCAATCTTCTTCAAATACTCTGTATTTTTTAGAACCAATTTTCTTGTCAACAATCTTCAATTCAAAGTTCTTGACCATCTGTCTTGAAAATTCAATCTTGGAAAGTGCCTGCAAAGATTCAGACAGACAAAATTCTTTGTATCTGTCATATACCTTGGAAGTTGGTTCACCTTCAATGTTGAAGTCTTCATCATCACATTCCTTGACAAACATCAGAAGGGGATTGTTTCTTTCTTCATATTCTTCAAGTTCCTGTTTCATCTTTGCAGATGTGGTGTAGTTCCTTGCTTCAAGAACCCTTTTCAATCCTTGGATGCCCAACTGAATCAAATATTCCATGGATTCCTGACCCTTCAATTCATATTCAATTTCAGGTCTGAAATTTGGGTCATTGCTTGAAAATCTTGCTTCAAAAGGAACAATCACAAGTCTTCGCATGATTGCAGCAGAATCAGAACCTTTTCCCATTCTTGGAATGCTGTTTGCACTGAATAGGGGTTTGCAGTATGGTTTGAAGTCAAATTTGGGTTGACCTTTCTGTTCTGCATCAATGGTTTCACCAGTGACCACCTTCTTGAAAATTGCAGTGTCACACACAAATTCATTGGAAATGTCATCACCTATGTTTGCAAGTTTGCCAAACATCATGACAGTGCTGAATCTGTCACCCAACTTCTTCAAGTCAAGGGAACTGATATTTCTTTCAGAAAGCAAATTGGAAAGTGTCTTCAAATAGGTTGATTTTCCGTTGCTGCCTGTGCCAGTCAGAATGAAGGCTTTACCACCTGCAAGTGTGTTTGATCTATACATGCAAGCACCAACAATTTCTTCAAGCAATGCCCTTGTGGAAGCATCTTTGCAGGACACATTGTCAAGCATAGAATCAATTGCTTCACTGAATGCATGTCTGTTGAAATCCCAAGGGATCTTGTTTGTGATAACAGTTTCAGGTGCAAAATCTGTGAATTTGTCATCTATGACATCATAGATTCCATTTCTGAAAGCAATGAATCTTGCAGGTGCAGCAGCAGTGTTTTCCCTGATCAGAATGTTCAGGTATGCCATGACTTCCTGTCTTTTTGCCCTGTTCAACTGTGGAAGGTGTTGAATCATCACCGCTTCAATTTCTTCCTGACCTGAAACATAGATGCCTTCTTTGTATAAGTGCAACTGTCCATTGATTCTGATGATGTGGTGATTGTTCTTCAAGAACACTGCAAACTTGTCAAACAGGAATGTTGTTCCCTTGAAGAAAACAGGTTTTGCAAATGCTTCATCCCTTAAAATCACTTCAAGTTCATCAGAAGACAAAGGATCTTTCAGAACATATTCATTGATGATTCTGATTGCATCCCTTGCTTCTTCCACACTGAAATCATTTGACTGTAAAGTCAGTATGTAGGAAAACAATGCATTGTTTCTTCCATCACCTGCATCCATGTTCAAGAATTCCATTGAAGTTTTGACAGGTATCATCCACTTTGGAATGTCATCTGCTTCTTCATTGTCTGCCTTGTCATAGATGATTTTTCTTTCTTTGTCATTGAATTTCAAAATGGAATAGGAATTTCTTTTTCCAAGTTTGATGTCTGCCTGAATACCACATGCAAGTGTGGAATGTGTGCTGCAACTGTTCACCAGGTCAGGATTGTTGAACAAAAAGTGCTTTCCCCTGGTTGTTTCATAGACCCTGCACTTCAACTGTCTGTCCTGCACAATTCTGAACAGGATTTCAGACTGGTCAAAGTCATCAACATCCACCAGGATTGTTTTTTCAGCAAGGATTCCTGCAAATTCAGGAAGTGACTGAACTTGCTTGTAGTTCTTGAAGTCGGTTCGGTTTTTGAATTTTTCTATGCACTTTTTGTCCTTGGTTTCCACATAACCTTTGAAAAACATCCTTCAATCACTTCCTTTGCTTTAAGATTTCCAGGTTTGATTTGAACTGCTGCTTCTTTCTCTGACATCTGTTGTGACATTGCAAGTGTTCACCTGCCAGTCTTTTGAACTCTTTCAGACTGTCTTTGCAATCAGCAAGTTCTTCTTTTGTAAGTGACACACCATTTGGTTTCTTCCTGGATTCAACCATGGTTTGTGTGTCTGCTGCTTTCTGTCTATATTCCAAATGAAGTTTTGCAGAAGACTTTCTTTGTTCTTCCAGTTTCTGCATCTGTTCATTGAAATAGGTTTCCATCAACTGAATGTGGTTTTCCTTATTTGTATGATCAAGGTCAACCACTTTCAGAAGTTTTTTCAACCTTGCCTGTGATGCAGGAAAGAAAGCATCCATGTGAATTGTCATTTGACCATTGTCATATTTGATTTGTAGATCCATTACATCACCCCAAAGTCTTTCAATCTTTTCTTTGCCATTTCCACATACCAGTCTTTGTCAAGTTTAGAAGGGCATCTGACACCATCCATGTCATCATTGAAGATGAAGCAGTGTTCAGGACTGTTGGAAATCTTTTCAGGTTTTCCAGTTCTGACAGATACCTTCTTGACACCTGCATCAGAAGAATTCTTGGATGCAAAGACCCTGATGCATTTTTCCTTGACAGGTGTTTCACCATGAAGGATTGTGGAATATTTACTTGTTATCTTGGTGACCATCTGAAATTCTTTCAGGTCATCACATTTATGAATAAAGGTTTCAACTGGAACACCATGCACCATGTATTCAACCAGGGCATGATTGACAATGGGAAAATCACCATAATCAAGATTGTCCAGTTTTTTGACATAACCGCCTTTTGACTTATACTTTCCATCAGCAGTGACAACAATATAATTGTTCACATCCTTTTGGAACACTTTTCTGAATTCATCAAATTCCAGTGCAAGTCCTGTTCTTTGTTCCCATTCAAAAGCAATGTCATCAATGATGTTGAACCATTCATCTTCATCCATTCCATCAGGCATCTTGATCAGAACACCATCTGTGTTGGACTGAATGATTTGACTGTGTGGTTCAAGATGTTCAATCAGGTCAAGCAGAAGAATCTGACCATAGACACAAACCTTGTTGGACATCAAAGGGTCAAACAGATCATTGTTTTTGTCCTTCAATACACCATAGGTGGAATTCAAGACGATTTTCAGAACCGCCTGCAAAGGATCTTTCTTCTTTTTCAATTCCAGTCTTTGATGATATATGTCCACAAATCTTTGTGGGTCTTTGATGTTTCTGCTGTGAAGGTTATATTGAATCATCAAAGAAGGATACAGTGAAGCAACATCCATGTTCAAGAAATAGCCTTCACCATGGTATTTTTCCAAAGCACCATGCACACCACCCCATGCAAAGGTGTGTGGACAGCCTGCAACCATGACATCAAGTTTGTTCTTTTCAGGTTGTTTCTTTCCAGGAATGTGTCTGAAATAGCACCTGTTGTCAGGGTTTTCATACCAGTCCAAAACTTCCTGATATTTCTTCACTTGATGTGTGGAAGGGAAGTCAATGTCAAATTCATCATCCCTGTCATGCTGCCTGTGGGCATCCAGGATGATTGCAGTCAATTGTGGTTTGGTCTTGGAAATCAAGGACATGTCCAAAGGTTTTCCCTGACATGCAAGTTTCACAAGACCCATTCTTCCATTGAATTCTTCTTTTCTCTGAATGAAGACATCAATGGTTTGTTCCACATCATGTCTGCAATATTTCACTGTTTCTGCAATTTCTGCTTCTGTCAATGGTCTGTCAATATCAAAAGGAACACTGGATTCCTTGATGTTGTTACCCATAGAACCTTCAAACCATTTCAGACCTTTGTCCAGGTTCAACATGACATCATAATTGTTCAATGGGATATTCCTGAAAAGACTGCTGAACTTCCATCCAGGATTGCCCTTGACAATGATGAAGTCATTGATTCTTTTGGGATCAAAACCACAAAGAATTCCTTTCAGGATGTATTGATCATAATGGTTTGAATTGAATCCAACCCAAATGTCATTTTTGTTCTTTTCATAAAGTGCTTCAAGTTCTTCTTTGTTGTTGATGATGACATGTTCTTTCTTTTCAGTCATGTCAATGACCACCACCAACCAGTCATATTTGAACACTTCAAAGTCATAGAACAGCATTTCTTCACATCCTTTCTTTATGTGGTATCTTCCCAAGATACAGTGATTTCAAAAAAATTTGTACCTTGGGAAGACCTTGGTCAAACCTTATTCAAGAACAAACACTTCTGTGATTTCATAGTTGCTGAAATCATTCTTGCCCTTGGTGTACTTCAAAGCATATTCAAAGTTGTCTGCAACCGCTTCAAAAACATCCATCAGAAGTTCAGAATACTGACTGTAAGACTTGAATTCCACAACAGGTGCATCTGCCATTTCAGAAACCATCATACGCAACATTTCATTGCAGTTGTGGATTTGGAATCCCTGGGTGATAACCTGATTATAGAAAATCATGCTGCCCTTGTAGTCACCATCAGAAACAATCTTGAACCAAATGGAAACCATGGGATCACCCTTCTTGGATGCTTTCAGTTCCATCTGCTGAATTGCTACTTCATAGTTACCATGGGGAACTTCCTTGAAATTACCCTGTCCACCATTCGCTGCTGCTTCTGCAACATCCTTTGCAAGACCTTCTGTGTCAATAGCCTTGTCCCACTTATCAAACATATTCTGTGCCATAATTTTTCACCTTTTTAACCTTTCAAATTTTTATTAGTTGTTATTGTTTCCAATGACTGCAACTGTCAGTTCCAGTGCATCCACTTCATCAAAGCCTGCTGCAACATGTGCATCAAACAAAATCTTATTGACCTTTGCAATGTGTTCTGCTTCCTGCTTCACTTCTGCATAGATGTCATCAGGTTCAGGAACACCCTGGACATCTTCACCATGTTCAACCTTGATGACATGAACCTTTCCATCCTTGGTTGCCTGTTCAAGCAGATCTTTCAGAAATTTTTCCATGATTATTCACCCCTTCTTTTTCTAACTCTTGTCTTCGGTTTATCTTCACCTTCTGCCTTCGGTGCTTCAACAGGTGCATCATTGGTTGCAGGTGCTTCCTGTGCAGCAGTTTCAGCAGTTTCAGGTGCATTCATAGGTGCATCAGTCTGTTCAGACTGGTCATCAGAAGTCATATAACCTTCATCTGTCGGTTTTTCTTCCTTCTGTGATGTTCTTCTTCCCCTTGTGGAAGTCGGCTTCTGTGGGGCAACAGAAGGGGTTTCTGTGGACTGGTTTGCCTGATCATAAACATCCATCAGTGCATCCCAAGACAGGGGAATGGAAGTCTGTGTGATTCCCTTCAATCTGCCACCACCAAAAATCACTTCATTCTGCTTGAAGTTCAGGGTTCTGCTGTCATCATCTTCAACCACAACCCTTGCAACAATGTCAACCATGCCTGCAATCTTGTTTGCAATAGCATCCTGAATGTTCGGTGCAATTCTTGTGATGTTCTGACCATTCTTCTTGGTGATGTCCTTGGAAATGTCTTCATGGGAAATGACAACCAGGTTTTCATAATCAAGATTGAAGAATCTTCGCATAGTGGAAAGATATTCTGTCTTGATAATATCCCAACCCTTGCCAAAACCGCTGTCAGATTCATGCTGAATGTTCAAACTGTCATACATGTAAATTCTGCACATTTCCCTGGTGTCTTCAAGCAGGTCAATGATGATGGTCTGAAATTCATTCTGCTTCTTTTCAAGTTCTGCAATAGTGTCCTTGAAGACATCCCATGCAAACTTTCTGTTGGTCATTCTGCCATTGACAGTGACTTCATCCTTGATGGACACATAAGGCATTGTGACAAACTGGATGTTTCCATCAGTGTTCAGGTTCAAAGGATTTGGTGCATCATCCAACATGGTTGTCTTTCCACTGAAAGCAGCACCATAAATCCAAATCTTTCTTTTGGTTGTCTGTCCAACCTGTCTTCTTTCTGTACTTGGTAAATTCATAAAATCGTTTCCTTTCTGACAATAGTCATTATATTCACAATAGTTGCATAACCAACTTTTGCTTTTAGGGAATTCTGTTGCTTCCAAACTGTGCTTCACACTGCACATCCACTGAATGACCTTTTCAGGATCATATTCAATGGGAACAACAGATGGTTCAACCTGCTGCAATTCATCCTGAATTCTTTTTCTGAACTGAAACAGATCTTCTGTTTTCTTTTGCTTGATGTTCACTTTGGGAACAAACAGGAAATAAAGATTTCTGATCACCTTTCCTGGATTGTTCTTTTCCCAAAAATATTTGTATAAGTGCAATTGTGGTGAATCCTTGTATTTGCTGACATTGTTTGAATATTTGAAATCATACAAATCATAAACATTTGGAAGGATCTGATGTTCACCATTCAGTTTCTGTTCTGTCCTGGAAGGAACAAGCAGGTCAATGAATCCAATGAAGTCATCATCTTCAATCTTCACTTCAAATTCACCATCATCAGGAATCAGTGCTTTTGCCTTTGGAATTATGTATTCCAGTTTCATTGCTTCATTGATGTGTGCATCTGTGATGACTGGATATGACATAAAATATTCATGAACTGCTGCTTCCACACCTTTTTCAAGACCAGTGTGAAGTGCTGTTCCAAGGAACAAAGCATTGTCTGCATTATCAGGTGGAATGGTTTTGATTCCCTGGTTGTATTTCAAATCATAACGATATGGACAACCTTCAAAACATTCTATCCTGCTATGTGATACAATCAATTTGACCACCTTCCTTTCAGAATGTCATAATTGTGAAGTGCATTTTCACCATCACCAACCATCAGACAGTCCACAAAGTTTTTGAACAACTCAAAGTCCTTGGGATAAAGCAGAATTGCAAAACCGCCTGCTTCATCAATCTTTTTCAAATTGTGGATCTGCAAAGGGGAAGGTTTTCCATTTGGTGCTTTCACTTCAATTCCCAAGAAATAACCATTGCAGCAAACCAACAGGTCAGGGATGCCACTTTTTGTGTAAGCAGCACCACCCCAATATTTCAAGAACCAACAGGTTTTTTCTTCAAGGAATTTCTTGATTTTGTTTTCAAAGTTTTTTTCCGCTGCCATGTTTCACCTTCTTTCTGTTTGAAGGAAGTGCAAGCATACATTCTTGAACTTTCAATGCAGAACTTGAAAGACTTGCAATCCCTGCAATCCATTATTCCTTCACCGATATTCTGACAGAAGCAGAAACCTTGGAAGTCTTGGAATACTTTGCAGCAATGTCAGGATGATCTTTCTTCAACTTGGTTGAATCAATGGAAGTCCTGGTTGTTTCTGCAACAAAGGTGACTTTCAGAATGTCATTTTCAAATGACTTGATTCCATATTCATCCATGACCTTCTTCAATGCATCCCTGACTTCCTTGTCCTGTTCTTCCAGTGCTTTCTTCTGCTTGTCCAATGCTGCAATGTTCTTCATGATGGTCATTGCTTTGTCATTGAATGCCTGCATTGCAGTTTCTTCTTCATAAAGATTTTCACAACCTTCATTGGAAGCAAACTGACAAGCAAGTTCACAAGTTGTCTTCTGATCACATTCAAAACAACAAATCTTCTGACCACAATCTGTCTGTGCTGCCTGTTTGCATAACTTCATTAGTTTGTACCTTCCTTTCCACTTAATTGTTCTTTGAACCCTTTCTGAATTTCCAGGATGTCTTCTGTGTAATTGGTGGAATAAATTCCTTTTGCCCAAAGTCTTGAAGCACCTGTTTCACCCATGTTGTAACACATCAGCACCAGTTCAGGTTCTTTGTATTCTTCAAACAGTTTTCTCAAAACAAACATTCCTGCTCTGATATTCTGTTCAGAATCAAGATAATCTGTGACACCCAAGGTGTCAGTCAACCATTCATGATTGATTTTGTTGATCTGCATCAACCCATAGTCATTTGAACCACTGATGACATCAGGTCTGAATGAAGATTCCTTCTGTATCAATGCCATGACCAGTGTCCAGTCTATGTTGTACCCTGCGGATAAGTAAAAGACAAATTCCTGTGTTTCATAGTCCATTGCACAATCCA